TTCTCCTGAGATTCACAATGCTCTAGATAGATCTCCTTGACCCTCTCATAGAGCTGTTCAGAGTTTAGACGGGTGTAATGAAACTTATAATGAGACCCATCATCTCTTTTGTAACCCATCTGAGTATCATGATTGTCTACAATATAAAACTCGTCAAATCCTTGCTGCCAAATCTTTACTGGAAAGCGTCGATTAATAGCAGCCACACACTGAATTGCTTCTGTGTTGTTGACATTGTTTCCCTGAGAAAACGGTATGAACAAGTTCGTAGTAGCGACAACTATGTCCGGGTTGATCCAAACATTTCCCTTCAGATCGAGGTGAGGGTTCAACGCAGTTTTGGGGACGTTGTTGATAAAGTCAATTATTTTCCGGAAAGGATCTGCAGCAACCACACTAGTTTTAGTGGCGCCTAAATCATCAAATAATACGATCCGGTGACAAGATCTAAATTCCGATTGGAACTCATCTCCCTCATTGAGAACCACAATATCCTGCTTAGTCGCAGGCTTCTCATGATTTAGATTATAGAGGCGTATAGCCAGGTTTTGTGAGCCGAATGTCTTCCCACTTCCTGGTGGACCTGCCACCAGAATACCGAAGGGCTGTTTACGAACAAAATCCGTGCGAACTCCAAGAGTGATACGTGTATCAACATCTCGCGCACGGGACAGCACCAAATCTAACCTTGTGTTTGTGTCTAGAAATGGGTTAACAACTGCCGACTCTAGACTATGAATGCTACGTCGAAGCTCCGATAAAAATGCTTCAGTCGAGTCAAATTCAAGCCCATCAAAATTTCCAACTATCACTCGCGGAGCCATAGACACAAGTGCCTGGCAACGAGCGACCTGTTCCTCCAAAGACAATAATGGTACAGAAAACAGTTTACTCAATAAATAACACGACCACCACAACAACGTGGTCAAAATAAATACATAGTTGTGCAGCTTCGAAAAGCTGGTTAAAATATTCAAAAATTGTTTAGAAATGCAGTTTATTTACATATACACTAGGCAGCATCAAACCAAAGTGTACAGAGGGTTCTTTGATGACGACTAATAAAAGTCTACCGTAAATACGATAAATCACCTTAAATTTATACAGGCCGCGTCATGCTCGAAGGAAGCGCTATCCATCTCCACCAAGAGCACCGTACAATTTCCTGCACAAATATCGATTAAACTTATACCACGCACGACGAACGGGGTGCAGGCTGTGTATTTAAACTCTCCCACCTACAAAAGAGCATCCTAACGGATCAAAATTTAATTTTATAGTGTTTATTCACTTAATCACTCGTCTCGTAAGCCCACTTTAGGTCACTTACTAACTCATCATACAATGGGAGATCGAAATCATTCCAGTTGATACGGAACTCATCTTTCATCTCAAGTGAACCCTCCTGAAGAAGGCGCACACCATTACAGAACTCTTCGTAGAACTTACGTCCATGAAGAGCAGCTTCCCGAACTTGAGAGGCAACCAAGGCCTCAAATTGCTCGGGGAAATTGAGAGGAGTGTTTTTGGGGCGAACCCAATAATAAAAACCCTTGACGATAGACTCACGCTCCAAGGGTCCGACCACACCAAGTTCGGGGTGGTCTTCGAATGCTCGCTTTAGAAAGGAAATTTGAGCGAGTGACTGATACGGAACTGAATCCGCCCCTTTATCAGCCATAGTGTACTTGATACCCCACGAAGCCAACACAGATTGAATTTCTGTGTGGTTGTACCTAGGGATCCTATCATCCACACCTAACACATTGTCATCTCCATAAGTGGCAAGTCTATTGAAATGCCGAAAATTGCTTTGAGACAAGTGAGGGTAATGAGTGTCCATAATATGGAAGTACGTCATTCGCATTAAGAGAGAGTTGACGATGCTATTAATCTCCACAGTCAATGGCTGTCCGGATGGTTGTCCATTTGCAGCCTCAAGTACATGTCCCTGCCAGATCAATACTGGTGAAACAACTGAGGAGAGAGCACCACGCAGGAATTCTAGGTCGGACTCACCCATTCCACCGCGTCTAGCCATTTCTACAAGGATATAAGCTGCTTTGTCCAAAAGAGCCTTAGGCAATTGGGTGTCATAACCCGAAAAATCTCCGCAAAGGAAGTTCCTATATTTGCCGTCCTTGGTGAGGAAGTCTCTCAGTTTTCTCCACTCAGCACTTTGTGCTGAAATTCCAACAAAGCACTCAGAGTGCTCCTTATTTTTCCGCAAAACATGCTTCAATGGTATGATAGCACGAGTCATATTCAAAAAGAAGACCATATCATTCCCGTAAAAGGACCGAGTCTTCTCAGCTGCCTTGTTCCATGGCAATAACTCGTTAGCTTTCGAACAACGCTTGAAAGGATCATAAGTTCCCTCGCCACGTCTCCATTGAGCCTCTTGAGTCTCGAGGTCTTTCATCATATAAGGTAGGAGAACACGCTCATAATGAGGGTCTCCATCCACAGTCATGTCATAATGCGTTGTTTTCTTTCCGCCATAAATCCAACCGGCGGACGATGCGTTGTTGATACCACGCACAATTCCCGACTCATCACCTTTCAACGCTTGATCCACAGAACGAACTGAGAAGAAATTCGTGTCATCTTCTCGTAACTCTGAAATAATACTGTTAAAGTCCGTTTCTCCAAATCCATCCAAATAGTCCTTCGCCGC